CAGGGGGGGGGGGGAAACGGCCACGCCCGTCTGACGCTGCCCACGCCTTCCAGGACTCGGGCCACACCCAGGCGGCCGCCGACGGCCGGACCATGCGCCTGTGCCTGGTGTGTGGGAAACCGCCCAACGCGGGCCGCCACCACCCGAGGCCCCATGAGCCCATCCCCGCGTCCCACGTCTCGGGCCGCCACGCCTTCGAACCGGGCGAGGCCACCCGGGAGGACGCCCGGGGACACACGATGCACCTGTGTTCGACCTGTGGCGGGCCCCGCAACTCACCGCGCCACCGGATGGCCCTGGCCGTGGTGGACTACCGCCCTGGCGAGTACCGGCGGCCCGCCCCGGCCCCCGAGGAGAACGCCGCCCGGGAGACACCCCGGGACCCCTCGCCACGGGCGCCATCAACCGGGCGGCGGGGCAAGGTAGCACCTCCGCCCACCACCCCGGCGGAGTACGTCCAGGCGGCCCTGGCCATTGACCGCATCCTGGCCCTCCCGGCGGACCTGGTGGGATGGCGCCTGCGCCTCCGCCTGGCCGACGTGCGGCCCCTCCTGGGGGTCCCGGACTACCCCGTCCTCGGGACCCCCGCCCCCGACCACCCCGGGGTGGAGCCCGACCCCGAGGCCCCGCCGCCGTCCCTGTTGGAGGACCGCCCCGCCCTCCGCCCCAAGGTCCTGGAACCGGCGGCCACCACGGCGGCCCTCGGGATCATCCGGGGCATCCGGTCCGACCGGATCAAGAGCTTGGCCCGCCGCGCCCTGGACCAGGGGTGGGACGTGTCGATGACCGGCGGCGGCCACGTCCGCCTGGCCAAGGGGTCCCAGGTCATCATCGCGTCCGGCTCCGCCGAGACGGGGAGCGGCCACGGGTGGGGCAACCTCCGGGCCCAGGCCCGCCGGTCCGGCCTGGACGTGACGGGCCTGTGACCGATCCGGGGCGGGCCTCCGCCCACGTCCCGCCGGACGCCTCGGGGATCGACGTGGAGTCCGGGGTCGGCCCGGAGTCCCGCCTGGGCTACGTCCACCTCCGGTGGGGTCCCATGTCCGGCCAGTTGACCACCCGGGAGGCCCGGGCCCACGCCCAATCCATCATCGAGGCGGCCGACGCGGCCGAGCATGACGCGGTGGTCCTCCGCTGGTTGATGGACGCCCTGGGCCAGGACCTGACCCGGGCGGCCGGGGCCATCGCGGCCCTCCGCCGGTACCGGGCCGAGGTGGAGGCCCAGGAATGACCGGCCCCGACCCCCGGGAGGGCAAATGGGTGAAGGTGGCGGACGAAACCGTGGGCCTGGTCCGGGCCGTCGGACAGGCCGTCCTCACGGGCGGCGGCCGGGGGATCGCGGTGGAGGTGCAGTTTCACGGGGAGGACCACACCCGGGTGGTCCTCCTGGACGCGGAGGACGTGGGGATGATCGTGGACAACGCCGTGACCCTGGCCGAGGCGTCCAGGGCGCCCGTCCAATGACCGAGGACCGTTGATGGGGTCCGCCTACGGTGACCCGCAGGAGCGCCCCGAGGAGGTGGACGAGCGGTTGGCCGCCGCCCTCCTCCGGTGGTTCGACCGGACCCACGGAAACGGGTTCGGCCATGACCACCATTGTCCGGTCCGGGATGACTCGGACCCGGACCCGCGTTGCACCTGTGGGTGGTCGGGCGTGGTCCTGGCCAACCTGGCCCGGGACCTCCCCCTCCACAATCGGACCGGGGAGGGCCTCTAGCGCGGGGGGTTGCGGCCAGGTAGTACCGTCCGGCCGTGACCATGGGCCCATGGGCGGGGGGCGTCACCCCCTACGCCACCCAACCCTGGAACCGGGTGGTAATCCCGGACCCCGCATCGACCCCTCCGGTGTCCACCATCGTGTGGGACGTGTCCACGGCCCTCCGCATCCCGAGCGTGTCGCGGGCCACCGCGTTGATCGCCGGGATGATCCGCCAATGTGCGATGGACGCCTACCGGGGGACCGCCCCCCTGGGCCGACCCCGCCTCCTGGACCGCCCTGACCCCACCCGGTCCCGGTCCTGGTTCGTCGGGACCCAGGTGGAGGACTACCTGTGGCATGGCAACGCCCTGTCCGTCATCACGTCCCGGAACGCCGAGGGGTGGCCCGCCACGGTGGCCTGGGTCCCGGCCGCCACCGCCGCCATGGCGGTGACCCCGGACGGCCAGGTCCACTACTGGTCCGGGGATCGGGAGCTTCCCGCCGACTCCATCGTCCACGTCCGCCGGTCGGCGGATCGGTGGCGGCCCTGGCGGGGCGTCGGGGTGATCGAACAGCATTTGGGCACCCTGGACCGGGTGGCCATGGAGGAGGAGTACGAGCGGTCCAGCCTGTCCGGCTCCGGGGTCCCGTCGGTGGCCATCGTGGCCCCCAATCCGGCCCTCTCCCAGGCCGAGGCGGACGCGGGGAAAATCACCTGGATGGAGAAGTACGGCGGGCCCGTCCGGGAGCCCGCCATCCTGCCCTTCGGGACCACCGTGACGCCTCTCGGGTGGAGCCCGTCGGACTCCCAAATGGTGGAGGCCCGGAAAATGTCCCTGGTGGACGTGGCCAACGCCTTTAACCTGGACGGCTACTGGTTGGGCGCCGAAATGCGGGGCCTGACCTACCGGTCCCCGGGCCCCCTGTTCCTGGCCCTGGTCCGCACCACCGAGGAGCCCATCCTGGCCGACTTCGAACAGGAGTGGGCGGACGGCTGGTTGCCCAGGGGCCAGGAAATCCGGTTCGACCGGCTCCAAATGACCCGCGACGACTTCGCCTCATCCATTGACGCCCTGGCCAAGGCCATCGCCCCGCCGCAGTCGGACCCGACGGTCCCGGCGGTCCTGTCCACGGCCGAGGCCCGGGTGTACCTGGGCCTTCCGCCCGAGCCCGACCAGGTGACGGTCACCAGTCCGGTGGCCACGGAGGTGAACCCGTGAAAGATCACCAGTTGGTGGTGTACGAAACCACCGTGGAGAAGGTGGGCAAGGACGGCCCGTACACCGAGCTTCGGGGCCGCGCGGTCCCCTACGGGGTGTGGACCAACCGGGGCCTGTGGATGGAGTCCGTCCGGTTCGGGGCGTTCGACAAATCCATCCAGGAGGCGGCCGCCACGGGCCTGCCCCTCCACCTGTTCCACGACTCGGACGCGTTCCCGGTCGGGGTGTCCACCGATTGGGACTCCAAGAAGGACGCCCTGTACGGGGTGTGGCGCCTCGACGGTGGCGAGGAGGCCCAACGGGCGGCGGCCCTGGCGGCGGACGGGATGATCCGGTACATGAGCGTGGGCCACGCCCCGATCCGGAACGAATGGGCATTCGTGGACCCCAAGGAATACAACCCCGACCTGGGGCCGGACCACATGGACAAGCTGACCCGGGTGGAGTCCCGCCTGGCGGAGGTGTCCCTGGTCACCGTGCCCGCGTTCGCCCAGGCCCAGGTCCTGTCCCTGAACGCCGCCAACCGGGACCCCCAATGGGCGCGGCGGCGGGCCGAGGTGCGGCCGTCCCTGCGGGCCTGGCAGGGGTGGCGGGAGTCCGTGACCCGGTGAACGTCCTGCGGGCCTACGGCCGCTGGTTCCGGGCCCAGGTCCGGGCGTGGCGGTTCCAGGCCCGCGACTGGTGGCGGGCCCGATGACGCCCTGGGAGTGGGCCGTCCTGGCCCTCCTCATCCTCATCCTGGTGGTGGCCGCCCGCCGGTAGGCGCATCGGTCCAAACGAGCTCCGATGCGGCCCGCACGCATCGGCCCCCCTGGCGGCCCCCGCCACGCACGGCCAAACCGGCCTTCCGTTCCAAAATCTCGAGACTGGCTGCCCGCAGTTGACGCGGCCCCGATCCTGACCCTTGTAACCCGCGCCGACCATGGCGCCGGGGATCGCGCCGGACCCGTCAACGGCACCACCCGATCCCCACCCCCTGGTCACCCGGACATCCGCCTACCGTCCGAGGTTTGACCGACATGGCTAACGCCGTCCTGGACCGGAAGCGCGACGAGCGCGCGGCCCAACTCGCATTCGTGGATGAGCTTCTCGCCAAGGTGGACGCGGACGGGACGCGGGACCTGGTGGAGGCGGAACAGAAAAACCTCACGGCCGCCCGGGAGCGGGTCGCGCAGTTGGACGCGCAGATCGGGCCGTTGGAGGAGTTTGAGGCCATGCGGGCGGCCCACCAGGAGTCCGCCGCATCGTTCACCCCGACCGGCCGCGCCGACCGGGCCCCCATCGGTGGCGCGTCGGATCGGGTCGCCTGGGCCTCGGCCGGGG